GGAACAGCACGACATCGCGCTGCCCCTCGTGGAACGCCGTCTCGTCTGAGTTTGGCGTAAAGCTCGATTTCCAAAGGCCAAACCTGGCACTCAAGTCCTCCAGCACTTTCTGACCGTCCTCGCTATTTAGGACCGATCGGTAAATTGCCTTTTGATCTTTTGGCGTCACTGGGCAGCACCCAGAATCTGCTCAAGATCCACTTGCGTGTCGTCAACAGCGCGAAGCGCTGGCGCGGCATTGCCTGCTGCCTCTGCCATCTGGCTCGTTGCTGCCATTTCTGATTGTGCTTGCTGCGCTTGCTGGCGCTGCTCGCGAATACCCGCCACCTGACCGTCACCGCGAACGACTGCGGCTGGCGTGCCGGTGACGTTGATGATGTGCTTTGCAAGGCCGTCAAAGTCGAGATAATCAACAATGCCCTGGTCGAGCTGCATCAGCGGCATCAGGAACTCGATCATCTGCAGGATGCCCTGGATGTCACCACTGCGCTGCGCCTTCGCCAATGGGCTGACATACTCAATGTCGATCGAGCCATCGCGCAGGCTTTCGGGTGCTGGAGCAAATTGCTTTTGGCGCACGAGTATCTCAAAACAACGGTTGATTAGCGGCTGCAATAACTCAGCCTGCAGGCGTCCGAGTACGGGGCCAAGCAGACGCATTTTTTCTTCAGTGCGCTGGATGACCTCAGTCGCGGTCATCTGCGGACCCTGTCCGAGAATGAGTTGATCCACGTAGAAGGCTGCGCGGATTGCTGTGCGGCGCTGCTCTAGCTGCTGCTCGCCGAGCGGGTTGTTCGCTCCGATCTGGAGCGGCTCGATACGATCGCGCGTGCCACCGCGGTAGAAATTCAGACCGCCTGGTGTAGTGCGGATCGGCAGCATGAACCCATCATCGGGGACCATCAAAGGCGGGTCGACCTGCTTTTGTGCGGCCATAATCGTCACGCGCGACATGGCGTTAATCATCTTCGCGTCAGGCAGACTGGTCATCGCGGGAGACCGCCCATAGTTTTGCTCAAAGCTGGATTTCAACCAGCGCGGGCAAACATAAGGGAACTCGTCGTAGCCCCCTTCGCGAATGATGATCTTCTCGCCTGGGTCGATGTAGATGCTCGCGAACGGTTTGTTGTTCGCGTCAATACGCTGCACGTCGCGCTCGGTGCGCGGCATAACGATATGCACCAGCGTGACCTCTTCGTAGGGATCGCGCTCTAGCTTGCGCTGCATCTTCTCGCCGAGGTTCTCAGCGCCAAACATCATCGCCACCGATCGCACCGGCATCTTGAATTTGCGGAACACTGTGTCGACGCGACCGAACTGGTCTTCGCTGAGATAGCACTCGCTAATGTGGCGCGTGCCGAACCGCACACCCTGCGCCTCTGGCGCGGCGTCGATCATCATCACGCCCGTGCCAAACGTCACCAGGTCGCTGTACAGTTCGTGGATCTGCTCCGCGAAATTGCTGCGCTGGAACTCGCGCTGCATGATCTCGGTGACAGCCTCCAGATACTCCTTCGCCTCGTCGTCGGTGTTCAGATCCTCGTCCAGGTAGGCGAGATCGAACCACTGCATCGAGGGGTTCGTGAGCATGCCGTGCAGGCTCGCGGACAGCATCTCGGCGGCGTGGATGGCCGTGCCGTCGTAGATCTGTTCCATGCGCTTGTCGCCGGAAGAACGCTGCTTCGTCACGTCGGCCTTGCGCGGCACAACGTACTCGGCGACTTCCTGCCAGTGATGCTCCCACGTCGAGCGCTGGACGGCTAACTTGTCCAGGCGCTTGAGTAGGACGCGTGCGCGATCGTCTTCGGCCATCAGGAACCTAGAAGCTGCTTAGTGCTTGTTGACGCGCTACCGAGAACGCTGTTGGTCATACGCGCACCACTTCCGGCACCCGTGCGAACCTTCGCCAAGCGGCGCTTTCCATCGCCATCCTTGTCGCCAACGCTAACAGCTGCCGCTGGCGTCACCACAGGTTTCGGCTGTACCGGCGGTGGCGGTGGCCTAGAACCTCCTGCAAATCCACCCATATTACTGGCTCCCAAGTAGTGATGTTTTGCTGACTTCCGCCTCGGTCGTCAGCCCCGCACCAGCAGTCGCAATCGTGCTGGCACGGCCCTTGCGGCGCTTCACGTCAGCGCGCACTGCGTCTTCAGCGCTGGTGTCTGGTGCCTGGATCGGAGCAGGCGGCGGCACAGGCGGAATCGGTGGCGGCGCTGGCGTTTTGGGGGCAAGGAAACTCATGCGGCTCTTCCAAACGGATCGTATTTGTTCTGCGCGAACGCCTGGGGCGGGCGCGCGTCATCTGTCGTGGTCTGCATGCCTACCGCCATGTAGCGGAACGCGTCGGCAGCGTGGCTTGACCAGTCATGCACTGGATTGTCGCGGAACGTGCGCGTGCGCTCGTTATAGGCGCGGTGGTAATGCCGCAGGCTCTCCAGCCCCTGGCGGCAGGCGTCCCGATCGAAGTAACAGCGCGGGACCAACATTCGCGCAGCGTGTATGCCGTCCTCGACTGGAAGCCGCGGGACGACGCGGAAATTTAGTCCAAGGTCATATGCAGTTTCGCGACGACTTTTGCCGCTGCCGACTTCGCGGACTTCCAGATCGTGCGGCCCATAGTGCGAGCCGTATGTGTAGCCCAGGCTATTGAGGTGGCGAACGTAGTGCGGCAGACCCTCGCCACGGTTTTCGTAGTAGTCGATAACGTGGACCTCGCCGCGTCCCACGTTTTGCGCAAACCAGATCGCAGTGTAGTCGTGCATGCCGATGTCCCAGAACGTATCCACCTTATTGGCCGGATCGTGCGGAACACTCGTAATACGTTCTCGTTCATCTGCTTCCTGTAGCTCCTTGCCGTACACCGCGCCTGGGACGTTGGCGACCCAGCTGCACTCGAACTCTTGCGCATACTGGTCGTCGGTCATCGTGGCGCGGGCGGCGATCAGTTCGTCGTCGTCGACAATCTTTGTTTCGCTCGCCTTGTACATCTGTCGCGCCCAGCCCTCAGTGCCTGCGGCGGCTTCCCAAAGATCAAAAAAGTAGTTGTGACCTTTCGGTGTTCCGATGAACGCGCAGCTGCCCTTTCTGTCCGACAGTGCCGGTCGGATGACCTCGGGGAATATGCTCTCCGGCATGTCCGCGACCTCGTCCATGACGCACATGTCGAGGTAGATGCCACGGAGGCTGGCAGGGTTTTCAGCGCCCAGTAGGCTGATTCTGGCTCCGTTGGGCAGGTCGCAGCGCAGTTCTGTCTCGTGATACTTCGTGCCGGGGATGGCAGCGCTAAATTGCTTCAGATAGTCCCAGGCGACGTTCTTGGCCTGTCTGTATGTTGGGGCGATGTACGCCAGCCGTGGATTCTTTTTCGGTTCCAGTATCGATCGCTTCAACAGGTGATTGATCGCGCATACCGTTTTGCCAAACCGGCGGTGCATCACCAGGACGGTAAAGCGATGCTCGTCCAACATCTTGTGCAGTTCGACTTGCAACGGCCTGGGCGTGTAGTCGATGAGGATTTCCTGCATCAGTGCCTCGTATCGCTCTCCGGCCACACCTCGTCGTGCCAGGGCGACATGACGGCATCGAGGAATTGATTGGCGTGGTCGGCGCTGTCGAAGCCCTCCATGACCACGACGAGGCTTACGCTGCCGTCGTCGTCATCCATTGCGTAGGCGCTGTAGATCACGCACGCCCCATGACGGACTTCTTTTTTTTCTTCGGGAAGCCCGCCTTCATGTCGGAATAGCTTTTCGCGCTGATGGTCGACTTAGACTTCGGACGGCTGGTGCCTGCCTTTTTGCGGGCGTTGATGTTCTTGTAGAGGCTCATACTTTTGCCTTATTTCGCTTGCTGATGGACTTTGCCTTCTTCTTGGCGTCAGCCTTGGATGAAGCGCCCCACGCGTTCAGAGAGAGAAGCAGACGCGTGGGGCGTCCCTTCGCATCGCGCTCCGGCCCCTTCATGTTGCCCATGCGGGCGAGGAAGCTGGCGCGACGGGGATTGTCGCCTTTCTTCACTGGTGGCTTGAGCTTGCCGCCCTTGTAGCTGGCGCGGCCTTTTGCGTTCAGACCACCCTTCGGGTTTTTGCCTTCCTTGCGTGTCCAGGCTGGTGATTTCATTTGCCCTGGCCCCGGTATCTCTTCCGGCGGTTTCCTTTGCGGGTGAGGCGGCTGAGCGGCGACTGGCCGATCGAGGTCTTTTTCTTCACTCGTATTAGGCGGGGGGCTGTCTTAGCCTTTGCCACTGAGCCTCACTCCAGAATGTATTATTGACTAGGGAAGCGGCGGGCGGATCTTGGGGGGGGAGGGGGTCGGGTTTTTGAAAAACCGAACGAAACATACACCCCCTGTCCGCGCTCGATCGAAACGAAACGCCGACAGATTGCCGTAAGCCACTGAAATTCCTACAGTTTCACCACACCTCTAGTGTGTCACAGATGCGAATGCTTCTCATTTGCGCCCTCGCGCGCGCGAGTGCTGCCTCGGACGGCCTCTGAAAAATCTATTGTGCAGACGCCTCGACGGTCTGGTCGCCCCAGCGAATAACGATCTCGCCACCCTGGTCCTGCTTGTCCTCGACCTTGTCACGCACGCCGCTGGGCTGCATCTGGCGGATGTGCTTCTCCTTCGCGTCCACCTCCAGCCTGCGTCGCTGGACCTCTGCCATTGCCAGCTTCGGATCGTCCGGCAACGGTGACTCGACCAAGTGCAGGATGTGGTCGCGCATCGTTTCAGCCTGGATCTGGCGCGCCTCACGGTAGCGCCCATACGCTTCCTCGTCCTCACGAACGAAGCGCAGCACCGTGCGCCAGGACGGCAGATGCTCCGACGCATCGCACATCGGACGCAGCCCCTCGCCCTCCGCAATGCGTTGGCAAATCTCGTCGAAGTGCTGGCTTGATACCCGCGGTTTCCCGCGCTTTTTCAGCGCCATCAAATCCTCACAAAAAAGCCGCCCACAAAGGACGGCATAAAAAAGTGCGCAGTGGCGCAACCTAGAAAAAAACTACTACATTTCGCGTGTCTTGTCAACACGCATACAATATCTTGTACCACAGGTCTAAAACAGCTGATTCAAACCGCCGCTTCACCGTCTGCGGGTGCATCCCCAACATCTTGCCCAAACGCGTCCAGGCAATGCCACGCTGCCGCCCCACAGCGCTATGCGCGGCGCCCCACACGATCCGCGCATCCTCCACCGGCATCAGCTTCGTCAACTCCAGCGCCACGTCGTAGGACGTCACGTCCCTCGCCGACGCCGGTCCCCTGCGCACCTCGACCTCGTTGTACCCATATGCCAGCTGTCGATCAGGCGTCACCTCCGGCCAGCATCCCTTCACGCGCAGGTCATACGCCCGCGGCATCGCCCTCTCCGTCTCAGCTGCCCACATAAACAATCCAGCCAGTCCATCGACGTCCTCAACCATCTCTTTCACCTTCACGAGATCGACCATCAGCTATTCCTCCACCGCAACAATCGCGCCGCAAACGCTCATCGCGCCGCTAGCTCGCACAAGGCGCATGCGCTCGCAGCGCGCTCGCAAGTGCGCGCGCGTGCGCTTGCGCTCGCAGCTAGTGGCGTAGAATGCTGCGCGCGCACTTTTTGCGCTCGCAGTGCGCTCGCAAGTGCGCTCGCAGACATCACCCTGCAACCCCCGGCATTTGTTCCAAATTGACAAAGATACCCGTCTCATCACGCCTCCGAACTGGGTTGCGATACGTCCCCACAGACACCAATCCAGTCCCCATCCACGTCCGCAAAATTGCCTTCGCGGCACCCTCTGAGATGCCCATGTCGACCAGCAGTGAGCCACCCCATCGCGGCGAGTTGGCGTTCTTCGTCACCAGCCAGCGCTGCCCATCCTCCAGCCCTCGATCGAGCGCAAACAGCACCTCACGCGCCCGCTCGACGCCCAGGCCATCGAATGGATCTGGTGGCGACCACGGTGCCAGCACGCCCACCCAGTCGCCCTGGGCAAGCTCTACCGAGTGCCGCTCGTACCAGACCGCATCGGCGGCTGGTGCTGACATGTTTCCCTTGGCGTCGTCCACGCGCACAAACCATGACCGCCGCGTGGGATCGATGCCCATCGCCTCGCCCTCCCGATCACTCATGGGCGTGATGGTCCTGGCGGCTCTTACAGCGCCAGCCAGCGCCCCGGCGCCGCGGGCTGTGTTGATGTCGCCTGCCACTGCAACGAAGCCCTGTGGCGGCTTACGCGTGTGGTGGACGAGGTCTACAGCGCAGCCCACCTTGGCTATGTCGCCAAACACGTCCATGACCGCATCGATCGGCTTGTTCTCGTTCTCCGACGCGTAGTGCGACTTCACGAACGGGTCGACCTGTAGCAGCCCGATGTCGCGCGCCATGATCTGGTCCTTGACCTGGGCAGCTGACGCCGTCGCCACAATCCTGCCATCTTCCATTGGCTCAGCGACCACCATCTTGCAGTCGCGCCCTGAATCCAGAAACAGCCACCCTTCCAGTTCCGCTGGATCAATCCCATAGCGTTCGCAGATAGCCCACACGCGCCGCAGCAACTCGTCGCGTGGATCTTCCAGGTTGTAGTGCCAGACCCGCACGCGCTCTTTCACCGGCACGCCCAGCAGGTCACGCCCTGATGCCAGCGCGATCGCCTCGGTCAATTCCAGCGTCGTCTTGCCAACGCCACCAGGCGACACGGTCGCCGAGACGTAACCGCGTATCAGATGCTTCCCATACAGCCACTTGCGCGGCTCCACCTCGCGCATCTCGCTCGCACTGAACCCCGACGCCATGACGCGCACGATGCGATCCTCGACACCGGCACGCACCGCAGCTGCGCCATCACGCACCCACACGTCGTTCCAGTCGTCGCCCACGCGCTCCGGCAGCACGATGTGATCGGGACGCGCACGCCGCGCACCGTCCATCCCTGCCCCGCTCTCGTCATTGTCAGCGCACACGATAATCTCGGCGCGCGGCTGCATCTTGCGCAGCCCCGCCACCACCGGCGCAATGTTGCCAGCATCGAACGCGCACACCGCGCACGCACCAGTCGCCTCATGCACCGACGCCGCAGTCGCATAGCCCTCGGCCACATAGATCGTGCCAGCAGGCTCTCCGATCATGTGGAAGCCACCCTTCTTGCGGCCACCCGCCAGGAAGCGCTTGGCTCCATCCGGCGCAATGGTTTGTGTCGAGATTACGGCACCGCTTTCATCCACGATCGGCACCACCAGCTTGTCGCCGTCGACCTTCAGCCCATGCGCTCCGACGCGCTTGGCGACCAGATACGCATGGTCGTCGGGCGCAGCCTCTGCGCCTGCCACGTCTGCTTCAGCTTGCGCAGCAGCTTCTAGCCGCCGCTCCTCGACGGCGCGCTCCTGCGCC